CCAAATTATGCAGTTATGGGCCCGCGCGCCGCGGAGATATTATTCTGCCAAATTATGCAGTTATGGGCCCGCGCACCGCGGAGATATTATTCTGCCAAATTATGCAGTTATGGGCCCGCGCGCCGCGGAGATATTATTCTGCCAAATTATGCAGTTATGGGCCCGCGCGCCGCGGAGATATTATTCTGCCAGGGCGTATCAATATTTCATCTATATTTTGTGAGAAATATAAAATATATCGATTTTATACACTGTATAGTATATTTATAAACTGGTGTGAATCAAACATGATTATTTTCCAGATAAGTTTAAAATCAGAAAGATCTATTTATAAAATATGTAATTTAAGTGGTCTTATTTTATATCAAACATCAAAATATCCAAGTATTCGTAAAATATGTAAAAGATTAGGTGATGATTATATCATAGTACAAACAACGAGTGTAGATAATATTAATGAAATATTAGTTGTGAAAGATGATAATAAAAAAATATTACTGGATATAATGTCTCGATATAGAAGAACGGATTATTTCTATAAGAAAATATGTAGCATACTTAAGATATATTGTTATGAAAAAGAGTATGAATTAATTTATAAACTTATACAACTAGACGCAAGATTTATTAAGTTTTATTTGGGTTGTACACATTTATGTCTACATAAATATATATCATATAATACAGAATGTTATAAATATCTACCAGTAAAAATACGAAATAATAAACAATTTATTATAACCATTTTAAGTAAAAATATCAATATAACTCCATATTTAACATCTAAGTATTTAAAAGATATCGATATCGCTAAACAGGTTTTAATTAATAAACCATCAAATATTAATTATCTAATATTAGTATATGATATAACACCCATATTTATAAACTGGTGTGAATCAATACATTCGTCAATATTTAGTTATGTTAAAGTGGACTATTTATTTAGATTGACACAATCACCTAATGGTATATATGCAATACCACTTATATTATTTAGATGTTCGGAATATTTGACAATTCAATTCTTTAAATTTGATATGCGTGCAACAGTAGGTGTTAATATTCGTGAAATACTAAAAAATAATCCAGATGCAAAATGGCTACAACACTACGCACATCATTGATTTAAAATGATATTAAACTTGACTGCGTTGAATTGTAATATATTTGCGATTTTCTATTTGCTTGTATATTGCGAGACTAACAATCATTTCAATAAGCTGGGTATCCAATAAATTTGAGTTATGTTGTTCATATATAGCCATTGTACTAGCTGTATTATTTTTATGACATAAAGATTGTATAATCTTACGATATAATTCTTGATACCTTGTATAATTTTCTGTTACAAACTTATTTACATAAGTTGGAGTACACAGAACACAAACTATACGACCATTAATACCAAGAATGCAGCATTTACACATGTTGGGATCTAATTGTTTTGTATGTTATAAAATTGAAGTATATAAATTCAAATTTGATGAAAAAGCTAATTGTATCTTTTCCCATTTATATATTATAGACATACGACTTAATCTCCCAAATTCATTAAAGTAGATAAGTTATAAAATGGACCATATTGATATTGTATCAAGATATGTCGGGTTTATACCAGATAAAATGATTAAAAATGCAATTGACGATGTATCTCGTAATGGATATATGACATTGGAATCAATAGAAAAGTATATGAAGAATAATATAAACAAATCGGAGTTTGAATATGAAGAAATGCAAATAAGTGCGAAAGAATTTATATTTATAGATATGCGGGTTAATTATAATCTGTTTATGATTGGTAATACATTTTATACATATGAAACACTTAATTTATTACATCCATTTGAACAATTTGGTAAAAAACCAGAAGATATTTTAACTCGTCAGAATATAGTATTAGCGGAGACTAAATACAGAACAGATTTAGGTATTCAGGATATTAACGCAAAACCAAATGAGTTATACAAAATTTTAAAATCAACACCAACGCAGATTTATATAGCTGGTAAAATCTGGGAAGAGTTTATAGGTATTATTAATTTTTCAAATGGATTCAAACAGTTTGTAACTCCTATGTTATTAGCAGGAGGTTCAACTAGTATTGGATTTTTAACGGATATTCTTGGAATACCTAATAAATTATTAGAAAACAGTCGTATATCCCAGATTGAAGATAAAATTGAGAATAAACTAAAACCTCTAATGGCAGATAACGAAGAGAAAGAAAAAAAAATAAAAGAACTTGAAGCCAGACTTGCGGCTCTCATGCCAGATGGGCCATAAATTGGTCTGCAGAATTTGGCAGACCAATATGCCCGCATGTTATGGGATCCGATTCTGCAAAAAAAAGCAGACTAATGTGCCCGCATGTTACGGGATACGATTCTGCAACAGAATGCAGATCAATGGGCCCGTCGGTTGCGGGATCTGATTCTGCAACAGGCAGACCAATATGCCCGCTGATTGCGGGATACGATTCTGCAAAAAAAAAGCAGACCAATATGCCCGCATGTTGCGGGATACGATTCTGCCACAGGCAGACCAATGGGCCCGCGGGTTGCGGGATACGATTCTGCAACAGAATGCAGATCAATGGGCCCGCGGGTTGCGGGATACGATTCTGCAACAGAATGCAGATCAATGGGCCCGCGGGTTGCGGGATCCGATTCTGCAACAGGCAGACCAATATGCCCGCATGTTACGGGATCCGATTCTGCCGAGGAATGCAGACCAATATGCCCGCGCGCAGCGGGGCTGCTCTTTTATAAGTAAATATTTTTATGTAAACTATTAATATAAAAATTTAAAATGATATTGCATTATGTGTTGATTGTATTTATAGTTCTTTTGTTTTTTATAATATGTTACAAAATCATTAATACAGCTGAATATAGTGGAGGTTTAGATAATAAAAAATACAAATATACATTTCCACATCGTAAGAAGTTTAAATCTGTTGCGGAGACTCATTATTCGGTAGCAGGTCCATATCAAACTGCGCAAGAAATTAAAATATTCAAATCTTTATTTGAAATCGTACCAAAAGAAATAATTGATGCCACTGCACATGTCGGAGTTGATTCGTTAACATTAGCATACGCATTTCCAAATGCTAATATAACATCAGTTGAACGTAATCCCGTAGTATATGAATTATTAAAGGAAAATATAGAAAATCTTGGATATTCTAAACATCAAGATGGTCGTAAGCGGTTTACAGTCGTAAATATGTCTGCTGATGTATATTTAAAAGATTTAGATCATACAGTTGATTTAATTTATATGGATCCACCATGGGGTGGTCGTGGATATGTGGCTGCATCAGATCTTCCATTACATGACGAATTAGGGAATCCCACAATTCCATTAAGTGATGTGGTTAATATCGCACTAAGAAAAACAAAACTATTGGTTCTTAAAGCCCCATATAATTTTAAAGTTGATGAATTTGGAACAAAAATTAATGGAAAAATAGATGGTATTCGTAATATAAACAGATTTAATGATACTTCACGTGTATCATTTATATTTATTATAATCAGATCATAAAAAATACAACTACAACTCACACGACAGATGATCAAGGTGCATGTTCATTTTGATAACCGAGAACAAAAAAATTCAAATTTGAATATATTATCTCTAATATTAAATCAAATGTATAAAGGACAAATATCAATATGCATCCATTCAGCAAGTTTAAACACACATCATGCTGTGTAAAAGGGGACAACAGTCCAAACTCCAAATTTGACACAAGTATAAGCTGTCAGAATCTATTTTGTAGTTATTGCTTTGGTAAGTCCCATGATATCATTCAATGTACTGGACCTAGTGATGATCTGGAAGACTATGATGATCGATCGTGTGAAGACCTGGTGAAACAGGGAGAACCGAATCTGGAATTCAAGTGTGGAGTCGGGAAACAATTACCAAAGATTACCAATGGTAGGAATTTCTGGCGCATCCCGACCTTATATCGTCAACTACCATTCAAAGAAGCAATGTCAGATTTCTTTCGATCGTATCCATCATTAGTAAACAACAAATATCTGTCAGCAGGGCCTCATCAGTTTGCATGGTATTTGAAGTGTATCTGCGACTATACGTGTAAACATAGATAATATTATTTTTTTAAAATATAGAGATAATAATATACCAAATAAAATGATTTTATGCGCGGTGATATTATTATTGATAATATTGATTACATTTATTATATTTATAGAATTACCATGGTCTGGATGTATATCATATTCATTGAAAAATAGAATAAAGAATAGATTTATTAAGCTAAAACATCGAAGATTACATATACCATTAAATATAGATATATGTAAAGAAAACTTAGAATTAATCGCAGATATTTTAACCAAATACAAACTTAAATTTTGGCTATCAGAAGGTACTGCACTTGGTGCAATACGGGATAGTAATTTTATATTATACGATGATGATGTGGATATTGGTATGTGGTATAGCGATTTCAATAAATTTAAGACAGTTGCATTACCTGAATTAATAAAAAATGGATTTACATTGGATGAAATTATTATGAATAATACATTTATAGGATTATCTAGAAAAGGTGAGAAATTAGATATAGATTTTACAGGTGAAGATATTGATTGTATGTCATGTAAAACAAAAAATGCAAATTGCAAAAATTGTAATATACTAATTGATAAACTTAGTAATATGAAGTATATTACGTTTCTTGGTAAAAAATATCTATGCCCAGATATCGATTATCTTGAGTATTTATATGGTCCAAATTGGAAAACACCACTTAGAACAAAATGAGAAATTTGAATTTATCTATATCAATTATAATATTACTGCATTCACAGACTCTATCTGCGACACACGACGTATATAATAAAAATGGTTGCTATTGACAGTCCACTAAACTACGCTCTTAGCAGACTTGAAGATCTGGTCAGTGTGTATTCGAAACTCTCAAGTAAACAGGAACAGATGTATGCATATACCAAGATTAACAGTCAAGTAGGTCGAATTGCAAAATTGATGGTCCGATATCAGCTAAGTGAAGAGATCATTTGTGACCTGCTAACCAATGCAATGTCTGAATGTCCAGACCTTCTCGATCTGGGAATGAAACAGTATTTTGACTATATGTATTGCTATGTATGATTTTACGAAATTTGAATTTTTTGATTCTTTACAAGATATATATGTTAGGACGTAAAACCGCAGATTTTACGTCATTTCAATTCACTCCAATATGGCAAACAACGGAAACGAAGTATACGAAGTAGACGGAAACGACGTAGACAACGTAGACGAATATGACGAAGAATATGACGGAAACGAAGATGAACAAAAAGAAGACGACGGAGACGACGTAGATGACGGAGACAACAGAAATATTACTGCTGCTATTGTTACTAAGTTTGGCTGTGTATTATGCAACATTGATCCATACGAAGTGCATGAATGGATGATTGAAAATGAATATACAATGTCGTTCGAGAGTGCGTCATTACTTGATGCTCAATACAAATACAGGAGTGATGGAAATGCAGAGGATGCATCGGGCGGAACGCGTTGGCTGGCTGCATACAATTTCCCACACGTCGGATCCGTAATCAAAATCGGAGATAAAGAATTTGAAGTTACATGGACAGGTGTCCTGACATTTACGGCAGTCAAGATTATGTAAGAATTGTGAATATGATGGCTTTATATGATATCCAAAATTTGATTTTTTTAAAATTGAAGGTATTAAATGATATAATAGTATATTAGCTGTGATATTCTGGAAATGGCAGACAAACGTGAAGACAAACATGGTGAACCAATTGCGACGGATAAGTCAAAATGTATGAATCCTGAAAAAAAGGTTAATAACTTTCCGTATAAGCGGATATTTATGAAGGATCCTATGTATTATTTTAATAATTTAAAAACAAAAAGTTACCTAATGTCAAATGAATTTATACCAGTAAATGATGCAAGTTTCGGAGATGATGCATGGAAATATGATAATCGAATAGTATATATTTGTATGCATCGTGATGTATATGATGAATGTGATATAATTACGGATTATTTTACCGAGTATGCAAGGATTAAAGCATCTGTTAATGGAAATAAATCACCATATGAGATGTGGCAAGATCCTAAGTTTAAATCCGATATTATAAATATTGTAAAAAAGTACAATTTATCGAAAGATTCTAAACAGAGTAAGTTATATGAACTTCAGAGAGAAGCAATATATGCGAATATCAAAGAATGTACAAATTTTAAAGTATCTGCAGCTGTGGAGATTTATAAGTTGTTTAATGCTCAAATTGTATTTGATCCATTTGGAGGATGGGGTGATCGTATGATTGGAGCTGCAGCTGCGGATGTAATAAAATATGTATGTACTGATATAAATGCAAATTTAAAAAGGGGGTATAGTGAGATATCGGAATTTATACAAACTGGTGGATGTGAAACAAAAATAAAATATCGGATTATGCCGATCGAAAAATATACATTATTGGAATTTAAAGAAGATTTTGGAACGAATGCTCCGGATTGTATATTTACTAGTTCACCATTTCATAATTATGAAATTTATAATATCGATAATCCAGTCATAGAATCGTATGAAACATGGTTAAAGGATTGGTTATTACCGGTTATTGACCAATTATGGGGTATATTAAAACCAATGGGATATTTGGCACTTCATTTACCTGCAACATCAAATACAGTAAAGAAAAGAAGTAGTTTGGATATGGCTACGGACCTACTTAATCATCAATCCCGGAATAATCGAAAATTTAATGGCATTATTGCGTGTGGATATGATAAGAAATTTCCGTTGCCGATTTATGTATGGCAGAAGCGTAATAATGAGCCAATTTTGATTAAAACTTAATATTTGGGATGCAAATGAATGCAGTCTAATGGGCCCGCGCGTCGCGGTAGTATGTATCACCTACATAATAGGTAAATAATGAATTACTAAATTTGAATTTTTTATATCTAATATTATACATATACGCACATCCGACGTTAACCATGGCACCTGCCATGTCATTTCCAGTCATTGAAGGCTTCAATTTCGCGGGTGCTTTAAACGTTATCGTCCAGATTGACTCAAGTGAGTACATCGAACTCAACATCCCGGGCGTGACCGCGGACGGTGTGTCTTTGTTCACGAATACCGACTTTGGAATACTCGGGCTCGGTGGGCCTGTTCTCCCAGCTGGCTGTAAGCTGGCTATGGTGACATTCAACGAAGCCCCTGACGACATCGACGTACCCGAGAATAGTGATGAGTTCACAGTGTTCTTCCTGTTGGACTCGAACAATCGGCCCGTTTATAGCGACGCGCACGGGATGATTTATGTGGTCACATCCGATAGCCAGGATCCGTTTGAGATCGAACAGATGTTCGGATACGCAGATGTGTACTTGGATTGTATCTTTGAACACCATTTCATGTAGAACTTGCGTAATTTTTGTCTAAAAAAAATATATCATGGTAATAATGGGTCCGTGTACCGCGGTATTTAACGGACTTGTTCTTTGAGTTTCTTCATCGCAGATGCACGGACAGTCTTACTGGCGGGCTTCGCTTTGAATGTAACCATTTCACCGGTTAGGTTGTTCATACCCTTCCGAGCGGGTTTAGCGGGTGTCTTTCGGACTTTAACATTAAGTCCCATTAATTTAAACTGACCATGTGATTTAAGTGAAGCAACCATACATGATTCGAGACATTCAATAACTTCGGCAACTTTGGATTTTGACAGTCCGGTTTTATCTGCAATATCGCTATACGTCTGCGATTTTGTCGGAGCGGAACTTGGCATTTTCACGTTGTATTGTAGTCAGGATACGTAAGAATACTATATTTTTTATAATCTAGGAAAATAAGGATGAAAAAATAATGAGGATATATACTAAATTAGGGTATAAAACTTTATTAAATAATAATTCAAAAATTGAATTATGTTTATAATTACTTCAAAACACCACCATATCTGTATAGAATATGTCAACGTCATATGAATGTGGTTATGGGGCAAAATTGGTATTTTGGAATGAAGTTAGACAGATACCTGAATTATTTGGATTACTGTGTCCATTCTGTGCTACATTAGAAAACATTAACACAACTTCATGTGAATCAATGGCATTTTGTGGATCATGTCGTAGTCGATTAAATCGTAGTGGACATTCACTTGTAAAGTGTAAAAAATGTACAAAACCCGTGTATATAGGTCCATTTAATCGTGCTAACTACTGTAAGCAATGTGTTTCGAAAAAATAAATTTTATGTTGTAAGTTTTGAGATTAATCACATATATTGTAATTTTTTGAAAATTTGGGAATGACAGATATTAATCCTAAGATTGTAAATTCGGATGTTGAAATTCTTTATGATAAAATTCGTATTAGTGTGGATGTAAAAAATATTACTGCGGCAGATGTGAGTATAATAATTCAGAAAGTTATAAAGATTCTAACTACAAATTCTGAATTAACGGGAGTTGAAAAACGTGATTTAGTAGAATATATAATTACAAGATTATATAGTGAAATACCGGAATCAAACGATCAGAAAGTTGCAATCTTTCAGGCATTTATTGGTGCGGGATTACCTACAATAATTCATAAAATGTATGAATGGGTAATGGAAAAATTTGATTTAGATAAGGATGGAAAGATTTCATGTCAAGAATGCAGTAGTGTATGGGCTCGATGTTGTACATGCTGTACGAAATGTACGTATGAAAAAAATATACAGCGATCACTTACATCGACAAATAGTTTTGCAAATTTACGATTAGATACATTAAGTGCAACAAATAGTGCACCACCGAGTGCAACGAGTATGGAGCGTTAAAGAGGAATCGCGATACGTGTAGTCAAGTATGATATAATTGAATATGCAATCTGTTCGCTATTAATAATATCAAATTTATTAAAGTATTTACAAACATTATTAAACCATTGCTTATCACTAATCATCAAATTAGTGTTTAAATTTTTTATACGAAATGTCATTACAAGTCCGATTAGTTGGAACCAATTAGTAATACCATTATATTTTAATTTATTAGATGAATCAACACTAATTATAGATGTAATAGCCGGGTCATCAATTAATGTGTCACCATCTAATTCCAGTATGATTACTTCTTCTTGGGTTGTAATATATGCGTTATTAATGATGCTTTCGTCGTCCATGCTTTCGTCGTCCATGCGTTCATCCATGCTTTCGTCCATGCTTTCACCCATGCTTTCACCCATGATTATAAGAGCTAAAAGAGTTATTATACGATAGGTGTGTTTTATAACTTTATAGTTACTATGTTTCATTTTTTACTTTTTTTAACTTTGATATAATTCTATTAAGGATAGTCTTTGTAAGTTCAGGACCATCCATATCTTTACATACAGGTAACATATGTTTACAGTCATTAATTGGCGATATGTATGATTCTGGGAATGTGTCTCCATGAACAAATTCCCGAGATGTAATTGTCAAATATGTTATATTTGGTGGGATACCCTTTAAATGAAGCGTCTGATACCATGTAGCCAATCCATTCCTATCTGCGAAATTCCAAGTATCATCGCATGTAAACCCATGCATATGTGTGATTGTAACCGGTATACGACTGATGTCACCAATGGGATTATATGTAACAATATATAAGTGTGGTGTTACAATCTCATAAAAACAAAGATCTTCAACGGATTCTGCAATAAGTTTAGCTTGATCATAATTTTTACAGACCATATTAAGATAAAATCGTTGAGTTGTATATGATTTACCGCTCATTGATAATACACGTGCATAATTTCCTATAGTTTCATATGTGGCACCTCGATTAAATAATTGACATATAAGTTCTCCACGGAGTTCATTATTTTCAATATCAAATTCGAATGTACTAGTTGTTGATTCTTGCCCATCTATAGTAGTAACATATGTATTAATTATCGGAAGTAGATCTGCAAATTGTGGGTTTTCTTCCAATATTGTAACACGTGAATATCCTGTATTATATGGACATTGTTCTATTTTACCACTTTCGGGATCATTCCACCATTTTGAATTTAATTCAAAGAATTCAGACATTTGTACACCTCAAACGTTAATCGAAATTAGCAGTTTATTTATTATATGTTATTTATTATACATTTTTTTAATTCAGTTTTTTGCAGAATCGTATCCGCGACACGCGGGCCCATTGGGCTGCATTTTTTTTGCAGAATAATATCCCGCAACTAGCGGACCAATTTTTTTTTACAGAATCATATCCGCGGCATGCGGGCCCATTGGGCTGCATTTTTTTGCAGAATAATATCCCGCAACTAGCGGTAGAATAATATGTTTTGCTATTCAAATTTTGAATTGTATATATCATTGTAATACACATATAATAATTTAAATTAAGTCAATAATTAATAAAAAATGAGAATTATTCATTTAGCTGATATTCATGTTAAAGATCAACGAAGAGATGAATTTCGTTATATATTTGACAAAACTGCGGATAGTATTGGACAATTAGATCCGAAACCAGATTTTGTTGTAATTGCGGGTGATATATTCGATACAATGTCAAAAGCAAGTGCACGTAATTGGGAAGATGTGGCATATTTATTGACAATATTATCTTCAATTGCGCCGGTTGTTTTAATCCCAGGTAATCACGATCTTAATGTACGTGCCGATGATGCACCTGATCTAATAGGTCCAATGTTGAATGCTGCTGGTGGTGCCGTTAATTTACAACCTCCGCGTGTTAATTATTTCAAATATTCGGATGTATATGAATTTGGCGATGCAGTGTGGATTACGGGTGTACCGGGTCGTATACCAGCTAGTTTGGATAAACTTAAAACAACATTAGATCAAAATCCTGGCAAGCCGCTAGTTGGAATTTATCATGAGAGTGTAACTGGTGCAAAATATCCAAACGGTATTGAAGCTGCAGAGACCCCATTATCGAAAAATAACTTATCTGATTTAGTACGTATTGCTGGCCCAGACCGAGTATGTGCGATCTTACTTGGTGATATTCATTTACGTCAGGAGATTGATTTTGAACTTAAATCTCCGATTGCTCGTGCTTGGTATCCGGGATCAATGATATGTTTGAGTTTTGGGGAACATCATAATGGTCATGGATATTTAATATGGGATAGTCCAACATCAAATAATAAGACTCTAGTCGTAACACCAGTTGATATCTATAATCCAGTTGCACCATTAACAATAAAGATTAATGCGAATGGGGAAGATATTACTCAATTACCAATCCCGGAAACACCGAAGTCATATCGTATTAAATACGATATTAATGCCGATATTGTATTATCTGATATCGTATATAAATATACTGATAAGTTTGGGTTTAAACCGCGTACAATCGATACATATGGATATCTAGTCAATTCAAACACTATAAATGAAACTCCTGCGGAATTGGTGGAACAAAAAACGAATAATTTGGATTGGATGACGCATGTAAAATTAGCAAATCAAATATTGGATTCGAGTAATATTCCGGATGATATCAAACAAGCGACAATTTCGATGTATGAGTTGAATATATCAAATGGATTGGGACTTAATATAGATGCACCTCGTGCAGAATTAATAAAATTGGAATTTAGTAATATGTTTTGTTACGGT